TTTGAACTTCATATTTAAGACGCTGAGCATCTAAAGCAGAATTAACAGAAGCAGGCAAAGAAGAAAGCTCATTTTGCATAGGAGCACCCGGAACAGAAGGCGCACCAACAACAGCCGGTACTGCGGAACCAGGTGGAGAACTGGCACCGCCCATAGACGCGGCAAGCATAGGATTAATACCAGCAGCACGCATATCAGCCATCTGACGCTGATAAGCAGTATTAGACATACGTTCTTGAAAAACCATTTGGTCAGCAACTTGCTTAGCATTAGCAGCATTAACAGAATCAGCAATGCCGCGATTAACGGCATTTGTTTCACGAGCAATAGCAAGATTAAAAGAATTAGCCTGATGCTGACCATAAGCAGAAGCACCAGCACCAATAGCAGAAGGAAGAATCGAACCTATAAAACTAGAAATCCAACTCATAAAATATCCTTAGAAATGGTCAATAAGTCCGGGAACAGAATACATAGGCATAGGACGAGCACACTTCAAATTAAAATGAGAATCAAATAAAAAATCAGGATAAGAAGCATCTAAAGCTTTAATCCTATCTACAGGAGGATTTTCTTGAATAAAAGTACTATTCAATAAAGGCAAGGAAGAGAAATTTTGAGCCAAATGCCAAGGATCAAGAGTTTGGGCAAAATTAGAACGAAATTGCCCAGAAATCTGAGAAGGTTTATAACGATACTCAGCAAAACGCTCTTGATATCCAAAAACATTATTATCAGCAGCAGTCCCTTGCGCATAAATTTCCTTATTCAAAACAGCTTGCTCACCAATATGAGAAAGAGCAGGCCAATAAAAATCAAAACGCGTAGAACGAGAAAACATACGATTCAAACCTTGCTGATAATTCAAATCAGCACGAACCGATACAAGACCAATAATTAAACAATGCTCAACAAAAGACTTAACAAAACCATGGTTAATAAGAGTAGACGTTCCATAAGCCGCCAAATTTGCTTGTGGCGACGTCGAATCAGTAGAAGAGGTCTGAGCAACAGGATTAATCATAATCGGGCTAGAACCACCTCCAAGATACTCAGGACGCTGTAAACGAGCATCAGGAGAAACAACACCAAAATGAGAACGAATAATCTCAATATAACGAGTACCACCACGAGCATCACGCTCATAAAGCTTCTGAATCTGAAACGCTTGACGAAGTTGATTAATAGTAGCAGCAGTAGCATCAGATAAATCAGCCTGCAAACCAGTTTGAGTACCAAACTTTGCAGCATAATAAGTAGAAGATTCATTAAAAACAAAACCACCAGTACCAGCACTTAAAGAAGTGACAGAAACCGAAGCAGGAGCATTACCAGTAGTGACAGACCTAAAAACAGGCTGCAAATTATTAGTAACAACAGGAGCTGTAGCACCCAGCGGTAATTCGACAGAAGGACCCTTCTGAGGCCACGGGAGACAGGAAGTAAAGTAATCGTAACGCTTACCTCTGCGTAAAAGAGTAAAATTCGCTGGCGAATCAGGGCCATCGCCTTTAGGAACATTAACAGAATTTTGTAAATTCTCATCTCTAAACCATTCATTCCACACCAAATTATACGCTCGATGCCATAAAGAACTATGCTTCAAACCAGCAATTTGAGTAGGAATACCAAAATAATCAGAAAGGGACTGGTTCAAATAACCACCAGCAGGACTAGTCATAGTAGGAATAAGATAATCAGTAGAATCACCAGGATTAACTTGCTCACCATTAAACTTTTGCCAATTATCCCAAACTAAACGATAAGGAATAGCAAAAAAATGCGAATCCATATACAAATTATCCATAACCGGAAACAGAGGAGTCGCTAAACGAGAAAAAGCAGTCATCTTTAAATTAAAAGTATCACCAGGTAAAGCTTCATCAAGATAAACAGGAACCAAATAACCAGAATCAAAAGTAGTCTTACAACCAAAAGAACGGTCAAAAGATGAACGAGGAATTACAGCCTGAGGAGAACGAGAAAAATTATGAGACATCACCGAAGGTATATGCATATTAAACTCCATATTAAACTGCCGCGCGTTGCTTGCCTACTCCATATCCACAACATTATCCCCAGAAAATGGGGATAACATTGCGGCTATAGAGTTACTTAGAAATAAACTCAATAGCACAACCTAAAGACTTAGGTTCATGTAAATTAAACTTACAAGTAGAATCATCAAAATCACCAAGCTCAAACAAAACATAATCTTCAGGATGCTTATGAAAAGAAGTTTGAGAGTCATTACAAGAATCAGTAAAAGCACGAATAGCTTCACCCTTAGATTTCATATAAAAAGGGGTCAAATAAGCTTCAACTTTAGTATCGTAAACAGTAAATAACTTATGAATCATTTAAAACTCCATATTAATCAAGAACACGAACCAACTTAAGNAAGGACTCCTCTTTGCATATACGCCTAACTTCTAACCGATCTGGAGTATTATTATCCTTAAATTTCTTCGAATCGATAACTCGTTGTTCTTTAATAGATTCATAAACAGAAGGGTCAATATTTTTTAAAATATTATCGTAATAGCGAGGAGGACGAACTTTCTTAGTACCTAAAACAACAAAATCATGATTATGACAATCAGTATTTCCAAATTTATCATACCAATCTTTAGCAATGCCGGGCATACGAGACATACGAGCACGCTCTTTAGCAATAGGAAATATTTCACCAGTATCAACATCAAGGTCAGTAGAACCATTGCATTTAGCAAAATAACGGAGAACATGGTCTTCTCCTTTAACTTTTTTCATCATGTAACGAGCAACGTAAGCAGCAGACTCAAAAGTGACAGAACCAACAGAAGCAAAACCGTAAGACTCAGAAGTTTTAGGACACGACCAAAGAGAATTAAGAATTTCTGAAACATAAAGACGATAACCATTTCTAATAGAAAAAAGCTGTTTATCAGAAAAATCTAAACCAAACAATAAAGCATGATAATGAGGACGATGAGACTTCTCACCATATTCAGGACCCATAAAAAAACGAACTTTAATATCAGAAAACTTCTTACGAAGTCTTTTCATAAATTTAGTCCAATGGTCATAATCTAAGCTTCCATAGCGAGGTAAAAACTTATCATTGTAAGTCAAAGTAATAAAACAAGACTCAGAATGCATCTGAGACTCATGCATACAACGAATCGCCCATTGGCGAGAATACTCTAAACGACAACCAACACACTGACCACAAGGAAGAGTAACTTGAAACAATTTACAAGTACCTAAAGCATCATTGGGATGAAAAACAACAGAACGTTTACCGTTCTTTGTTAAGAATTTCGATTTATAGCCTTGAATAGGCGCATAACACGTCATATAATTTAAGCTCAGCTGAAGTCAAAAAAGTCAAATTATGGAAGGATTGCACTCCTTCCATATCCAAATAGTACCCCAAAAAAAAAAAAAAAAAACAGTCGCGCTAAATCATAATCTTATACCACCACGCATAGGATTTATATGAACATTTCGCTTATGAGTCCGCGAAGCAGTCTTAGTAAATAATTTCTTAGAATGACGACGAGTTAATTTATGTCTTTTACGCATGATAAAACTCCTATTTAGTAAAGAAAAAAACCAATCCGATTAATGCATAGTCACGTGGTGTCAGTCAGCCCAGTTACATCAAGTAAGGTAACTGGGCTCCTACCACAGACTAGCTCAGTGGTTATACATTCTGAGTATCATCAGATACAGATTGAACATCATTTACATTCTCAACAGGGACCTCAATTAGTCCAAGTTGTATCATTTCTTCTCTATTTTTATCATCATGAACAAAGTCTAAAAATTGAACAGGATCGTTCTCAAAACGATTACGTAAAGAAGAAGGTAAAGAATCAAAAGCTTCTCGAGCAAGCAAAACTTCATTCATAGCAACCTGATAATCATTAGAAGTGACAAAATCACCATATTGACCCTGAACAGAGTTAACATGCTCAATAACACCATGCTTCTGATATTTAGCCATAATAAAATTAATATCACATTCTTCAGCCATAGACTGCTGAGTCAAAGAAGGTTCATCTTCAGAAAAATGCAAATCATCAGAACGATGTTTGCCAAAAGGAGTTTGAAAAGTTGGCATGATTATTTCCTCACTTAGCAATAGAGTGAATAGCTTTTGCAGAAGAAGCAAAAGGATTTAAACGTTGTAAAGCACGAGTCGTTTTACCGTAAAAAGATTTATCGATAGCAGATTCAACAGCAAGACCAGCTTGACCTAATTTAGCATTTTCAGCATTAACTTGAGCAACCTTAGCAGAATTAGCTTTTAACTTAGCATCAGCCAAAGCAGAAGAACGAAGAGCATGATTAAGAAGAGTATCAGATTTAATTTTCTTATTAGACTCTTGAAGATTCTTCATAGTTTCTTGCATGTTTTGAACTTCATATTTAAGACGCTGAGCATCTAAAGCAGAATTAACAGAAGCAGGCAAAGAAGAAAGCTCATTTTGCATAGGAGCACCCGGAACAGAAGGCGCACCAACAACAGCCGGTACTGCGGAACCAGGTGGAGAACTGGCACCGCCCATAGACGCGGCAAGCATAGGATTAATACCAGCAGCACGCATATCAGCCATCTGACGCTGATAAGCAGTATTAGACATACGTTCTTGAAAAGCCATTTGGTCAGCAACTTGCTTAGCATTAGCAGCATTAACAGAATCAGCAATGCCGCGATTAGCGGCATTTGTTTCACGAGCAATAGCAAGATTAAAAGAATTAGCCTGATGCTGACCATAAGCAGAAGCACCAGCACCAATAGCAGAAGGAAGAATCGAACCTATAAAACTAGAAATCCAACTCATAAAATATCCTTAGAAATGGTCAATAAGTCCGGGAACA